TACAGATAACATGACTGGTTAGGTCTTGGACTTGGCATATGTAGAAAAGCTGCATATTTATGTCTCCTAACTCCTGCTATCAGAGGATCAGTGGCTATGAATAAGCACAAAAAGAACTCATCTTCATTGAAGATTTTTTCGTGATTTTGCGCGCAAATGTAAAGCTGATTTACAACATCTTCGGTTAGTGCATAACCTATTTCTAAAGGGTCATATTTTGTAGTATCGCTGGCAGCTTTTAAGGATAGCTCGCCAGCGGTTTTACGTTTTGACATGGCTCTCTTTTTTTGAATAGCCTCGCTGGTAACAAGGAAAATCAGTGGTCTGTTTTGTTTACCTTTATGTACGTAGTTTTACGTTCATCAGATCGTTTAGGAGCAAAATCCGCTCCGCCAGTTAGATACATGTTCTCTGAGGCCCCACATAAGTCATAAGGCTTCTCCCAATGACCTGAAGGAACCGCGTTAGCATTTCCTTTCATTGGCTTGGAATCGTCTCTACCATGGTCATCATGATGCTTTTTAGGACCTTCGAGCTTTTCTTTACCAAAAGCGATATGTCCTAATTGGGATTTACCAGGACTCTTATTGGATGACATAGATCACCTATTAATATTTCATCTTGTTTTTCTTAACGTAGCTAGCAAGACCTTCGTTAGCTTTATCTAAGTCTTTAGGATTGCCGAACTCTGTGGCATACTTAAGATTAGATGTATGGCCTAACTTTCCTTGGTCTTTTTCGTGGTGATCACTCGGCATTTTTGCTTTTCTCATTCCACCGTGTTCTTTAGAACTATCATTCTTCTCTCTCATATAGCCTCCATGGCTGGTTGGTTTTTTTGTTTAGACGGATATAAATGGTCACCGAACTTTGCACTGTTAGATAATTTAACAGCTTCGGCAAGCTCAAGAGCCGTTCTAAAGTTTGCTAAGTCCATGTCTTCTAGCTCTATCATCATTTTAACAAGGTCTAAATCTGCCTGTGTTTTTTTGTGCTCTGCATTAGCTTCTAGATCATCGATCTTAGCGATTTTTTCTTGTGCAGAAGCCATTAGCTCTTTCTCACGAGCCAAATCGCTTCTAGCTTTAGCAAACTTAGCCATTACATCAGCATTATCTTTCTTCTGTTGAGTTTCTGCTTGGGCCTGTTGAGCCTGTGCTTGCTGTTGGCTTTGTGCTTCCATATCTGCAATAACTTGTTGTTTATTTGTAATAAAGGCTGCTTGCAAAATAGACTTATCTGCTATTAGCATACCTATTTCTCTAAAGTGCAGTAGTTGCTGTAGCTCCATTTGTTTTTGCGTTGTGGAGTAGTTTCCTTCTTCAACAGCTACACTATATTTGAGAGAATGAGAAGTAAAAAATCTTTGGTCTGCGTCATGCCCAAGAATATTTTTGATTTTGCCTTTAGAAAAGTTCTTTCTAATAGCTTGTAACCTAATTTTTCCATATAACCTCTGGCTGTAGTCTAACTTGTCAAATATGGTTTGAAGAGTAACTAATCCAGCTCCTTGTCTTAACATTGCAAGAATTCCGGACTTATCATCTGTGGCAGCACCTAGGAGCTCTTCATTTACTCCTGATATTTTTGTTATATCTTCAGATAGGCTTCTAGAAAGCTCCATCATACTTTGAGGTATTCCAGGAGGATCAATACGCTGTATTTCATGTGGCAAATGACCAGCTTTTAGTGGTACCAAGAATCCTTGCCCTGATTGCCTAAATGCTTTAGGGTCGGTTACAACATCTATTGGATAAATCCATCCTGAATTGATTTGAGATTCAAGAATGTCCAATTCTATTACTTTGCGTCTGTTATATAGATATTGGGCATCCCTAAGATTTCTAACTATCCCCTGAAGACGCCACGCATAGGATTGTATATCTGGCTCGTGATAGCAAAGTATTGGTACAAATGGATAGGAGTCAATATTTAGAAGATTAGGACCATCATAAAGAGGTTTTCCTCCCAAACTAAGAACCAATTTTACAGTTGGAACTTGAACTTTTTTAGTTACTAACCACGGCTGTTGTGCTAAAGCCATCTCCATCATATCTTCAGGATCGCTTTCATCTTGATCCCATTCAACAGATTCTCCCGTTTTTGGATCTAAGATTAATGTGGCTTCTCTTGTAGTTCTGTAATGGAACTCATCATATGTAAATAGCTGATTGGTATCTAAATTTATAAGCTCTGCTTGTAATGGAAAACGTCCATCTTTCATTCCGCTTGGACGCATCTTATCAATTTCTTTTGCATGCCCTGGAAGAAGAGTCTTTGCTGCGTTTTTGTTAACCCATCTTCTTCGCCATATGAAAGAACAATCTGTTAAATCCTGCTTTCTAAAGTAGGGATCGATTAGAAAGTTATTGTAGCTAACCTGATCTGTGAAAAGATCTCCAGAAATAGGATCGAGAGTATAATCGGGATAAAGATGTAATAAACTAAGACCAGTGTCACAAGCACCTTCGAAAGCCTGTGAAAGATACTCTTGGAATCCATCTCTTTCCTCGCTCCATTTTATAACACCATTGTAGTCATCAGAAAGACCATCATCGTTGTGCACAGGTAACGTGACAGTGCTTTTTCTATTTTTTCTCTGATAACCGCATATCATGTTGATATGACGACGAATCAAATTAAAAAAGAATCTCCTAGACTGGAAATACTGGTTGTCCCCATAGATCATAGACCATAAGGTTTGATCTCCTACTTTAAAACGCTTGTCGATAGCTCCCTGCTGCCAATAAGCAGCATTTGCAGGGTATGAGGAGGTGTAGTAATGATCCATCATAGCTCTCAGGTTTTTTGAAGAGCTATCAGAACCATCTAAATAGAATTGACTTCCGTAATAGGCATTACCGTACGAACCCATCTAGAGCCTTTTTTGTATATACAGATCATGTATAGCAAAAAAGACTCGTTAAAAAAAGTGGGGGAAGAAAGATTTTATTGTTTTTGTTGAGACTTTAGTAAATCATAGAATTTTTGATCGCCCTCTTTTCTGATCAGCTCTAGGTCCTTTCTGAGATCAACAAACATTTCGTATAAGCGATCTGTTCTTGCCCCTTGAGCCTTTATATCATCTCTAGCGCTTCTAATATCAATTTGAATTTCTCTATGAATATAATAAGCTGAAGCAACTACAGTGAACATGATAGATAAAGTTTGAATCCAATCCATAATAACTCCTTTTCCTCAGTATATCATGAGAAGGAATTTAAGAGTTATAGATATCCTCCAGAACCAGGATTCAAGAAAAATCCATCGTCTCCATATACTTTCCGTCTCAATTGATCAATCGTTAGATTTTCATCAGGACTACTAAATTCCCCTGTGGGGAAAGCGGTGTAACAAGCATATCTGAGGGCATCACATATATGTTCGTGCTCTTTCAATGGTTTGTCTTCTCCTCTATCAGCAGCTTTAGGGCACCAAGAGTAACTCTGTATATAATCTAAAAGGTTTATACACTTCCTATTAATCAAAATACTTTTTTGTGATATGAACTTGGATGTGACCTTTATCCCTTCACGTACGTCGTTTTTAGCATCGAGTACAGGAAGATCTCTTCTTCTCAGTTCCAGTTTAAGGCTAGCTGCGCTAGGATCTACGTAGATGGCTGAAATATTTCTCCACGAGATAAACTCTTTTATGTCATCCGCAAGTTCAGCATCTGTCTTTGATCTTCCTTTCTTTGCTGAATCATAATAGTATTCATCCTCCACTCGTATATGAGGCCATTGTTTAGGAGAAATACCACATAAAACAGCGGCAGTAGCATTACTGGTTCCATAGTCTATTCCCATGACATAGTAATTTGGCGAAGGAAAACCTACTTCGTATATGTTGTCATGATCAAAGCTATCGTATATAAGACCATGAGCGACCGCCCATTCTCCCAGTATGTATCTTTTGTACCACATTCCAGTGTATTCTTTTTTTAGATTTTCTTTATAAGATTCATCTAGGGAAGGGTTATCATCCAATGTGAAGTGCCAATGTTTTAGATTAAGCTCAGATTCTCTATCGATATATTCCTTTTTAAGCCAGTGGGCAGGTCCTTCAGGGTTACATGTAGCGAGTAATTGTGAACCACTAATACTAAGCCTTGATAGTAACATTCTCCAAAACGGAGCAGGTATGCAAGTAGCTTCATCAACATAGGCAAAAGCAAGTGTTGAACCTTGTATGCGCCTGACTGCGCCTTCGTCATGTGC